AAGCGTAACGACCACTCTTTCAGTTGAATCGCTACGCTTTTCTCAAATTTACTTTTTAGCTATCTGTTTATTTTAACACATAAAAAAACGCGGCCGAGTCAATTTACCTATCTGACAGAACCGCGAAGCCTGAAACAAGAATAACTGAACCCGACCACGTAAGGGTATACGTGATGTTCCAGTTTATTTTTTCTTGTTTCATCTTCAAAATTCGCGGTTTCTCAGATAGAAAAATAAACATTCACAAAAAGTATCAAACAAAAGATGCGCTCCCGCATCGCTACAAATATAAATTATTTTCATGACATTAAGTAACCGAGCTGGATAGTTTATAACCTTTTTAGCTCGATATATTCCGTGTAAGCGATCTGGCTATAGGGATTCCGGCTTACTATTTCCTGCCGGATTGCTTTTGTACCCCAACGTATGAACCAAAACCGACGAGGAATGCGATGGATCAGTTGAATAATAGTGTCTCGGCTTTGGATAAGTCCGGAGAATTGCTTTCCGGTGATACTGCCGGAAAAAGTAAGGTAAGGATCCTGAAAGTCAATGCGACTCAAGGTATCAGGATCCTTGCCAGGCCGAATGATTATGCTGTCCCGGATTTCTGTTTTTACCAGGTATTTGGTTTCGGTAGCGGACTGGCTGGCAGACTGGAGATGTTTTACCTTTAAATTAAGTTCCTCTACGGTTTTCTTTAGTTCGTCGGCGTATTTCCGGAATTCCCGGTTCGTCAATGTCAGACGTTCCACACTTGCAACACTCAGGCTATCCTTTGTCCGGTAAAATTCGATATCAGCAAGTAATGTACGCTGATTATCCGATAATCGGTTCCGGTCCGTCCGGATATCCTGGCAGTTCTTTACAGAAACTGCCAGGAAAGTGGCCAAAACAAGGATCATAAATAGCAGATACTTTGTCATGACTGTATGATTTCAATGGTTATTTTCCCTTTTTCCTGTGCCCTTTCGAGTATTCCGGTAAGCTGTACTTCATACCGGGTCGAGTTGATGACCTTGCCCCGCTCCCGATTCTCACCCACCAGAATACACCCCGAAGTGTCTTCAGCCGTATTGCCCCGGTGGATCAGAATCCCGTCGAAGCCCGGTACATCCAGAAGGCGTGGAAGTTTCCGGCGGAACCTGGGCGAAATATTCACAATCACTTCATAGACCCCGGCAGGGATGGCAGTCCGTCCCGGAATCTTCCTTTCTTTTGCCAGATCCCTGACCTGATCTTCAAGTGTATCACAAAAATATTTTCCATCTATGTACAATTTTCCGATTGTATAATCCGGTTTCAGGTATAACCGTTCGAGTTTCAGTTTCATTTCTTTTCTCCTTTCTCTTTTAAAAAATTTGCCAGGCCGGATATCTTCTTCACCCATTCTGAGCTGACCATAAAGTGCATATATTCAAGAAATACCACTCCCGGGAAAATCTTAATCAGGTTTTCGGTAATGGATACTGCTTCAATCCAGAGGGCTACATACACCTCCAGCTTCATGATGTTAATGAAGAACGGCAGTTTGTTGAGACACAGACCGGAGATGACCGTGAAGACAAATGTCCCGAAATAACAGAATGTCTTGACAAAACTCCAGCGCAGCCGGTAGGATTCGATTTTATTGCCGGTCAGGAAACTGGCCACACAGCCAGTAACAAAATCGGCGATGAACAGAATAAGAAACAGTATGACAATTCCGATTATATCACTCATATAAGCGGTTATGGCACCTGCAGAAAATAATAACCATTTATGTATATACTGTTCCATATTTTGTTATCTGTAATAATATTTTTCTCCTTTATTCCCAGGTATTTATTTGCAATTTTTCTTTGTGTTTTATAAAAATTACTATAAACTTGTAATTAATTGACTTGGGATGTTATGCTTGGGAAATTCAATACTGAGGTCGCGAGGGCGGCCTCTTTTTTAT